TTATGATACGATTGGTCAGACATTGCAGGCAAATGAGGCGCAATTGACTAAGCAGAAAGAAATTAATAAGGGGATGAATTAATAATTGTGGGCATGTTGGAATTGGTAGACAATAGGGACTTAAAATCCCTTGCTTTAATAGCGTGCAGGTTCGACCCCTGTTGCCCACACCATAAGATTATTGCGGGTTAGAGAAGTAGTTATCTCGCTACGCTCATAACGTGAAGATCATGGGTGCAAGTCCCATACCCGCTACCAAGTTTAAATCTGCGTGTAGCTCAATAGGTAGAGTATCGGCCTTGGATGCCGAGGGTTACAAGTTCGAGTCTTGTCACGCAGACCAAACTTAAACCACAATCGTAACATACTCGTGATTTTGGATATGAAAGGACCAATCTAAATGCATATCCATATTCACCATCATTATGATGATCGAGACATCTTAACAAAATTGGAGCTTATCATGTCTGCTATTGATGACCTTTCCACTGCTGTTGCTCAGGAAGATACTGTTATTCAGAGCGCTATTACGCTTATTAATGGTATTCCAGCTTTAATTGCTGCTGCTGGTGTTGATCCTGTTAAGCTCGCAACTTTGCAGGCTGATATTCAGTCGCACGCGAATGCTCTGGCTACGGCTGTTACGACTAATACGCCGGTTGCTACGAATCCTGCACCTGGAGGTTAAAATCTATTGACTTAAAGCTAATTCCTGCTATCTTAATCAAGTCAATAGGGCAGGTAAGTTTCGCCACGTTGGCATAATTTCAGCACCAAATCAGGCGGCCTCTTGCAAAGGGGTCGCCATTTGTGTTATTTGGCGATGATGGGCAGCGAGCGGATTGTTAATTTCTTTGAACCTTCTACAGATATTGACACCTTTGATGCGCGCAAGGTTGCACCTCAGCAATCTCCTCCGGTGTCAGCATGGGGCCAACCCATCGTCTCAGCGCCTCCCTGGAAGCCTGACTTTGCTGATGATGAATCAATCAAGCAAGCGTTTGGTGTGCTGCTAGCAAGCCATAAGGATGGCTTTAAAGCTGGAATGGAGCTGTTTAAGGAAGAGTTACCGAAAGCATTGTGGGCATCAATTCACTGGAAAAACGATCCAATTGTACTTGGCTCGCGTGATGCATATTTGAAAACTTTGAAGAAACTTGATAAACCACTTGACAAGAACGAACTTCTCTACGAAGTCTTAGCGTCAGCGCGAAATGCAATCGAAGATAAGGACCGCGTACAATTTTTTAAATTATATTCCGAGATTGCTGGATTTACCGGCAAGGTGGCAATAGATGCCTCCACTAACTTTAATACAAATAATAATTTAATGACGATCAAGCTAGTTAAACCTGAAAATAGGGCTGCTGGGATGGGCTCCGAGATTTTAGATAATAGATCAATAGAATCAAAAATAGTGAATGAGAATGCCGAACTATCGTCGATTAAGTTGAAGTTGGTAGGAGGCACTACTCGTTGAATGTTTTTGATGCGTTGATTTAACTTTAACCCTGGAGCTATTTATGAAACTTAAAAAGTACGGACTTGCGGTAGCGGCTTTGGCTGCTACTGTTGGCATTGCCTTGGCTGGTGGTGCTTTTAACGGTTACCCTATTGTTGGTGATCCTGGTAACGATGTTTGTTTGAGCACGGGCAATAATGGTGTTTGTAATCAGTTCAGCCCTCCTGGTCCTACTGCTATTTCGCCCGGAGCTATGATCCCCGCTGACACTGGCAATCCTGGTGGCCAGAATCCGCAGACTGTTTTAGTTCCGGCTGGATTGCTTGGTGGTGTTACTAATCGTTTGATTGGTGGTGATTTTACTACTAACCCTAATCAGCGTCTCAGCACAACCAAAGGCATTGCTTCACTTGCAACCCTGTCACCAACTGCCGCCGTTATGACTGCGGATCGTTGGTGGACGATTGCCCCGGCTGCTGGTGTGACTGTCACGATCGATAGCACCGCCGCAACTGCTGTTGTTCCTGGTTTAAATAACACCAAGGCTTTGCGGCTTGCGCGTACTACTTCTGGTGCTGCTGGCAACATGTGCATCGGTCAGACGCTTGATGCTGCGGCATCTCAGCCTTTGATTGGTAACAATGCAGTATTTTCGTTCTGGGAACAGAATGGTCCTGCGATGTCTTCTACTGGTGCTCAGTTCACAGTGAACGTTGATTATACGTCCGCTGCTGATGCTGTCGCTACCCAGGCCACGCTTGGCTTTGCTGGTGCCAATAGTTCGTTGTTTGCTCTTGGTGATGTAGGCTTGCTTTCTGCTGGTCCTACCAACATGACGCGGGCTATTGCCGGCTTCTCTGCTGGTACTACTGGCACGGTCACGTCAGGTATTGCAACTATTGGTGGTTCTACTACTTGGACTCGCTATGGTGTTTATGCGCCGATTCCGACTGTTATTCCCGGCACTACTACTCCGGTAACTTCGGTAAGTGTATCGATTTGCTTTGCTCCAATCCTCACGACTGCCATTACTACCGATTGGATTGAAGTTGAGGGCTTGCAGCTTGAGGCTAAATCTTCTGCTGTGACCTTGTTTGCTCCTACTGGTATTACTGCTCCTAGTGCGTTTGAACGTCGCGCTGCGGCTGTTGAACAGACTTTGGCGCAGTATTATTGGTATTATAACTTTGAAGATCAGGCGGCGATTAAAACAGTAGCAACCTGTTATGCTACAGCCGCCAATGCTGCTAATTGTCTCATCCCGTTCCCTACACCTATGCGTTTGGCTCCGGTTGTTAAGTATACTGCTGGATTTCAAATCTTTACTACTGCGGCGCAAACTGCTGTTAATGCTTGTACGGCTTTGGCGGCATCAACAACTTATGCAACAGTACCTTCTAATACTGGTGCTTTAGTAGGATGCTCTGCCACAGCTACTACTTCTACTGCTGGTATGACTGACGCGCTAACTACACTCGGCACCTCGTCTGCCACGGGGATCATTTCAGCCTCGGCGGAACCGTAGGATTAATCTGAAACAGAAAGGATTAATCTTATGGGTATTCCTAGCTCTCCTCCTCGGAGATATACTACAAGTAGGCAGCTAATTGCAGGAGATGATTTTAACAATCTTTCTGATCAGTTAAACTCGTTTCAAGCTGTTACTGCTCTTGGTGTTGATCAAAACAGCGCTGCTGCTATTAATGCCGCAAACGTTGAAATTTTAGCAGGATCGGCCGCTGCAACTGGAGTGAGGCTTCCTGTCTCATATCCTGGTTTGATTATTAACCTTTTGAATAACAGTGCTAACACGGAAAATATTTTTCCGCTTGGCAATGATCAAATTCAAACGGGGAATGCGCCTATTACTTACGGTGCTGCTGGAGCGGCGGTTACTGCCGCAACGTTAACTTCATATAGTTTTATCTGTATGAAAAAGGGCTTTTGGCAACGTGCCTTGTGGCCCGGAGTAGCTTAATTTTAAACTTTAGCCGGGGAGAAATCCCCGGCATTTTAAAAAGGTGTGAGTGATGACTGAATTTAATATTGATGGTGAAATTGTTATTGTTAAAACTAAACCTAAAGTTATTTATGCTATTTATGAAGATGGGTTGCATTATATTGATAATAACCCCTTATTGGGGGAAAATTCTAAAACCATCATCGAACCTACTGGAGCATTTTTGTCTATAATTGGTTTAGCTCATAGTGAAATTTCGTTGAATATAGCATTAGCTAATAGTGGTAATTTTGGTGGATTTTCTGGTTTTATTTTGTCTGATAATTTTGAAATTGGTGATATTGTAGAAATTTATAAAGTTTCAGATATTGTAAATCTAGGTGGGTCTACTGAAGCTTTTATTACTGATAGTGATGGTCATACTCAAATTGGCACTTCTAATACACACTCATTTCATGTGATTAAAAAGGTATTTTCTGGTACTGGAAATGATTGGTTCACTTATTCTTAATCTCCCCTAAACTTCAGGCCGCCGCGAATGGCGGCCTTTTTTGGATTTATTTTAAAATGAAATCAATCAATCAATCCAATACTGCATTCTTATTAGCTCTAGCTTTCATTCTATCTTTAATCGCTTTTATGTTTATGATACCCACAGGTAGCTTTGCTCAATCTAATTCAGCTCGCAATCCTTGCTTTAATACTGGTGCCGCAAATCCTAATTGTATTAGTGTGGGCACAAATGACGGATTGCCTGTTGCAGGGTCAGAGTTTGATGTCAGTGTAACTCCTGTTATTCAAAATGCTGCTTATTCATCTGGTAATGCTATAGGTGGGTTACAAACTATTTCTGTATTTAGAAATAGTTATAATCCTGAAGGAATTTTAAATAATATTTCTGTTTGGTCTAAAGGTGGTTCTACTACAGCAATCACATTTTATATTTTTCACAGTAATCCTGTAAATTCTACTTGTACCGATAAATCGGCATTTTCTTTAAATGCTAATGATGTTTCTAAATTGATTACTTCTATTCCGCCTGTTTTGACTCCTGCTGTTGTTGGTGTTGGTACAACGGCCACTGTAGCATCTCAGCAACTTCCAATTTCAGTTAAAAATCAAGATTCTCCTTCTACTATTAATCTTTATGTTTGTGCTGTGGTTGGAGGCACTGTTACGCCAGCTAGTGTAAGCGATTTAATTTTTAATTATTCTGGAATACAGGATTAAAAATGACAATGCTTCGAAAAATGATCGCGGCGCTGTGCCTTTCTGCGTTGCTGGCGTGTCCTGCGGATGCGTTGACGGGAACACGGCGGGTGCTACTGAGCGGCAACCCATTCCTATGGGTATTGACCGGCGCTGTCATGGATATGGACTTCGCCAACGGTCGGTATTTCGGCGGTACGCTTACATCCCTTCTATCGGTCTCTCGTGCATCCAACGCGACTGATTTGCTGCCGTCGTCACCATCCGGTTATGTCTATAATACCTATGCGCCTAATGTTCTGGCTGTATCACCGGGCAAAGGGCTTTTGATCTTCGAAGGTCGAACCAATCAGCTTCTCAATAGTGCCGCTCCTGCGACGCAGACCACCGGCGCACTCGCGGCCACGCCTCAAACGCTTTGGGTTAATGGCCCAGGTTCGGCAGTACTATCCAATGGCACGGCTACAGGTTGCGCTGGAACAGCCACGAATGGTTTGCCTGTCACCTTCACACCGACGGCTGGCACATGTACAGTTACCGTCATTGGATCGCTGAATTTTGAGCAGCTTGAGCCAGGCGCTTTCGGAACATCCGGCATCGTGACTGCTGGCGCAACGGCCACGCGGCAAGCAGACAATATCACTGGAACTTCCACGCTACGCGCAGCGATGAACAACCAGCAAGGTACTCTTTATATCAAGGGAAAAACTAAGCCTGATGGCAATGTGGCTGGATTTCTTTCTCTGAACGATGGCACACCGAATAATAGGATTGATTTGCGTTCGACGCAGGTGGCTCTTGTTCGCTCTCTCATGACGGTGGCAGGTTCTCAGGTATCCGATCTGCAACAGGGGGCTATTTCAGGCAACACAGCCGTCACGATGGCTCTTTCCTGGCAGGTGGGCGCATCAGCGCTAGGGATCAACGGTGCATCTGTGGCCAGCGCTACGCCAGCCTCATTGCCCGCCAGTACAAATACTTTGAACATAGGTAATTTAGATGGAGGAGGAAATCAGCTTGATAACTCAATTTCTCGTATCGCTTTCTTCGCCTCTGCGCGCAATCCGGCAGCAGTGCAAGCTTTGAGTGGGCAATGAAAGCGCTACTTGCGGCGGAGAGAAAGGCGCTTACCCAATGAGGATTTTATTTGCGCTTATTTTGGTCTTCTTTTTTGCTCCGGCAAATGCACAAACCCTGACGATTTCGTATCCTGTTCCGTTCGGCATCAGCGCGGGAGCGGCCACGCCGTTTGCTGGAATATCAATCAACGATGCCAATCCCGGCGCAACATCGGACATTGTGACAATATCACTGATAGGAACTTCCGGCGGTACTCTTTCCGGTAATAACCTGACGGGGACAGGTCCGTATACGCTCACTACAACGCCAGCAAACATGAACTCCGATCTTGCGGCGTTGACTTATATCCCATCCGTATTGAACGGCAGCTTCATGATTTTTGGGCTGTCTGTAACTAGCTTTCAAACAACGATATTAGGAACGGCATCTGGTGCTGTCGAGTTGGATGGCCTCGTGCTGACCACTGAGATTCCCTACCCCGCACCAATCGGAACATTCACCCCTCGAAACTTCAAGGGCGTGAACATTGCTGGTGCCGAGAACACCTATCCCTCAACATCGCAATATAATTACATTTACCCTGCCGCGATGGAGTTGGATTATTGGGCATCGAAAGGTATGGGCCTGATCCGCATGCCTGTGCGGCTTAGACGCATCCAGCCAAATTCCTATGGCCGACTTGATCCGGCTGGTCGCATAGATGAGCCTGCCGTTGCGGGGTCGGCACCGGGGACCCAGACCAATTTGCTTGCGATCAAGGCTGTACTCGATCGCGCATTTATTGATGGCCTGTATGTCGTCATCGACCCGCACGATTTCGGCTTTATCCATGATACCAATACCAATACGGATCGCCAAGTAGGTGCGGACCACGAAGGTACGGCTCAGTTCGTTGATTGGTGGATCAGGGTTGCAACCGTCTTCAAGAATTATCCTAATGTCATCTTCGGTTTGATGAATGAACCGGAGCAGGAAACGGCCACTCAGTGGAAGATGGGAGCGACCGCTGCTATCAATGGCATTGCTCAGGTCACGACCGCACGCTGGGTGTTCATTCCCGGCACATTCTTCACGGGAGGTCATTCGTGGGTATCGAGCGGAAATGCCACCGCATGGGCCGGCTACGTCCCCCCTGCTGGAATGAACATCGCGTTCGAGATGCACGAGTATCTTGACAGCGATTTCTCTGGTCAGCATGCAGTTTGCGCTGGTTTCGGATCATCGCCGATGACGGCAGCGACAGCATGGGCCAATATCAACGGCTTCAAAATCTGGATCGGAGAAATCGGCTGGTCACAGGATGCGAGCTGTCCACCTGACGCGGCTGCGCTGATGGGGTATTTCACCGCAAACGAACCAACTTACCTTGGCTGGGCCTATTGGGTTGGCGGCTCCAGCGCGTTCTATCAGGCATGGAACGGCACCGCACCATATGCTCTGAGCGCTATTCCGGCCGGTTATCCATCAGGTCCGTTTACCGGCGCGCCGCAGACATCGATCCTAACTGGCAATCTCAATTAAATCCCCGCAAGAGATCGCCGAGAACATCCGGGAGGATTTAAATTAAAAGTTTTTTAAATGTCTGATGAAAATTGCTATGAATTTCCTGAAAAACTTTCCTTCTTGCTGGATACTTCTGCGAGATGGAAGATTGCTTTTGGTGGGCGCGGAGCAGGAAAATCGGAAAATTATTCAATAGCTTTAATCCTTTTATCTCGCACTAAAAAGCTTCGCATTTTATGCGGCCGTGAATTTCAAAACTCTATTGATGAGAGCGTTAAGCAAACTATTGAAGCTAACATTGAATCAATGGGACTTTCCGATGAATTTCAAATCTTAGGAAAGCAAATTATTTGTAAGCGTACAGGCTCGCGTTTTTTCTTTATGGGCTTACGTTATAATATTAATAAGGTTAAATCACTTGGCCGAATTGATATTTGTTGGATTGAAGAAGCGGACAAGACTTCAAAGACCACGCTAGATAAACTGATACCCACAATTCGAGGGCGTTCGCGATTAGAAGCAGATAGAGGCGGTCCATTTGGCAATGGCCCTGAGCTGTGGTTCTCATATAACCCTGATCTTGATACTGATGAGATTTATAAACGTACTGTCTCTGAAAAGGATAAGTATCTTCCTGACTATGTGATGATTGATAAGATTGATGATAGTGTAGTTTTAAATCCAGATGGTTCAATCTATCAGCCTACATTAGGTGAAGAATATAATAAAAATAGATTTGAAATTGTTCGATATGCAATCGTAGTTAAAATTAATTATTGGGATAATAAATGGTTTCCTCCCGATCTTCGCTTAGAAATGAATGTTGCGAAAGCGGCAAACGAAAATCGTTATCTTGAAGTGTGGGAAGGCCATACCAAGGTTGTTTTAGAAGGTGCAATCTATGCTGAAGAAATTCGCGAAGTATTGCGCGAGCGACGACGCGGAAAAGTTCCTTATGATCCAAATAAACCAGTGTACGTATCTTGGGATTTAGGCCATAGTGATAAGACGGCCATGTGGTTTGTGCAGCGAGTGGGTTTAGAATTTAACTTAATTCATTACTATGAAGATCGCCTTAAGAAAATGCCATTTTATATTAAATATCTTCAAGATAAGCAATATAACTATGGAACGATGTTTTTACCTCATGATGGTGACGATGAAACATTATCTAATATCACCCCTAAGAGACAACTCGAAAGTGTGGGTTTTAAAGTAAGAGTAGTGCATCGCCCATCTAAAAAAATGATTGGGATTAATGCGGTTAGAACTATTTTCCCATTAATTAACTTTGATGAGGTTGGCACGGCTGACGGATGGCAATGTTTGCAACGTTATGCCTACAAAGTTGATCCTGATACAAGAGCTTTTAGTAAAGAGCCTGAGCATGATACACCATGGAGTCATGGGGCAGATGGAATGCAAACGCTGGCTTTAAGTCTCAAGAGTGAGCAAGATAGCAAAAAGCCTAAGCCTAGTAATGTGAAAGACTTTAATCAGCCTAGGGCGAATGGCTGGATGGGGGTTATGTGATTTCGATGGCAACTCGCAAGGTGACTTGCAAACCTTCCTGTTGGTTTAAAAGGGGAGTAACGTACCCTGTTGCCATCATTTTATTTAAAATTAGGTTTATTTAACATGTCATACGAAGATACTCCCGATGCATGGCTAAACGAAGACGATAGAATCGTCAAAGAGGCTAAACGCCGCTTTAAAGCTTGCGTTGATTGGGAGAGCACTGCGCGAATTAACTTTGAATATGATTATAAGTTTGCTAATGGTGATAGTCTCAATATGTATCAATGGGATAATTGGGTTGTAGGTGATCGCGTACAAAATCAACGCCCATGCCTAACCATTAATAAGACTATGCAACACTGCTTGCAGATTATTAATGATGGCAAGCAGAATAAACCTGGAGTTAATATTCGTCCTGTTGGTGATACAGCATCATTCGAAGCAGCTCAGATTTTTGAGGAACTTGTTCGTCATATTGAATACATTTCAAATGCTGAAACGATTTATGATAGCGCTTCTGAATTTCAAGTTTTAGGCGGTATTGGCTATTGGCGCTTGGTCACTGAGCATGCTGTGAATGATCCTAAAAACGGAGATATGTTCGAACAAGAAATCTATATTCGCAGAATTAAAGACCCTCGCTCAGTTTATCTTGATCCTGACATTAATGAGATTGATGGTTCTGATGCCAGATTTGGTTTTATCTTTGTTGATAAACCGACTGATCTTTATGACGCCGAATATCCTAATTTTAAAGATATTGGTGGCAGTGCAATTTTTAATACAACTGCTGATAGTTGGTTTACTAAAAATCATGTAAGAGTTTGCGAATATTTCAGGAGAGTTGATAAACCAGATGATTTTATCTGGTTTAAAATGCCTGAAAGCGGCGAGGAAGTTCAAGGATTTAAAAGCAAGCTTCCAAAAGAAGCTGTTGCTATGTTTAAAGATATTAAAAAGCGTGAAGGTAATCTTCCAATTCAAGAACGATCTTATAAAGAACGTTCTGTTATTCGTGGCGATATTGAATGGTATAAGATTGCCGGCAATACAATCATTGAGCGTAATGCGTGGGCAGGCTCATATATTCCGATTATTCGTATTATCGGACGTGAAACGGTTATTGATGGAAAGCTAGATAGGGCTGGTCATGTTAGACCATTACTAGACCCCCAGCGCATATACAATATCAACTCATCCAGCAATGTAGAGTACGGAGCATTACAGGCTAAATCACCTATCACAGCCCCTAGTGCGGCAGTTGAAGGATATGAAGAATATTACAAAACCGCCAATACTGTAAATCATTCTTACATTCCATACAATAACTATGATGAAGACGGTAATAAATTAGATCGCCCTGAGCGTATGGCTCCCCCTCAGCCATCGCCAGCTTATGTTGAGCAAATGAAAATTGCTCAAAATGAAATGATGATGGTGTCTGGTCAGTATCAGGCTCAGATGGGTGAAAACGAAAACGCTAAATCTGGTGTTGCTATTAATCAACGCCAACGCCAAGGCGATCGCGCAACATTCCATTTTGTTGACGGTCAAATGATTGGTATTCGAAATACTGGTAGGCAGTTATTAGATTTAATTCCTAAAATTTATGATACTAAGCGAGTCATGCGAATTGAAGCTAAAGACGGTACAATTATTAATTTAACAATTGACCCTGATGCGCAACAAGCCTTGCAGAAGAATATGCCTGATCCGAATGTGCAAGCGCATGACCAAGTAGTAGAAGCAATTTTTAATCCAAGTGTGGGCAGATATACCGTTATTTCGGATAGTGGTCCTAGCTTTGCAACACGTCGTCAGGAAGCATTTAATGCATTAACTCAAATCGCAGCGAATAATAAAGAGTTTATGAATATCGCTGGTGATATTCTTTGGAAGGTAGCGGACTTCCCTGAGGCGCAAGTATTGGCGCAACGTTGGCGTAAAATTATTCCGCCAAATATTAGTGGTGATGCTCCTAACCCACAGATGACAGAAGCTATGAACCAAGCGGCTCAAAAGATTGAGCAGCAATTAGCATTGATCACGCAACAGCAAAAGCAATTGGATGATAAGGATCGTGAGCTGACGATTAAAGAACGCGAAGTTGCGTTGAAAGAAAATGTTGCTGGTAATGAGAGCGTTATTAAACAGGTTCAAGAAATTAGGGCTGATTTTGATGCGATCAGTAAACGGATTACAGCTTTGGGGAATGCTGGGCCTGCGATTTCTCTGGAGGCCATCACTCCGCTCATCCAACAGGTGATTGCTGAGGCCCTAAAGAACGGTGGAGAGCTAATTAATATTCCTGGTCCTCATGAGGGCGGTACGACGCTAGCCTCCCTGGAGCCGCCCAAGACCAATGGAGAGGGCAATGCCTAGTCTGCCTGTGGCTGGAATGCTAGACAGTAACCAATTACCTGTAGCGCAACCCGCTATGCCCACACAACAGCCCGTGACAAATAGCGCTTCACCGTCTATGCTAGAACACATGATTAATAGACTAAGCGGCACAGGTGGCGAGGATCGCTATCAGCTTTGGCCTGAGAAAGTTGTAAGGGATGCTTTGAGCGCTGCTCATGACGCTTATAACAGCAAGGAGCCGTTAACCAGTCAGGATTTAATTAAACCTGCGATGGATATGAGCGCTTTAGCCGGTACTGGTGGATTGGCTGGGGCTGATGCTACTCTTGGAAGTGCTCCATTTCTTAGACCAGCATTGAAATACGAAGGAAAAATTTATAAAGCTCCGATGGGAGGTCAACACTTGGATGCTATTCCTGCTGATGTTTATCCGAAATTTCAGCAAATGGCGATGAATGGTGAAGATATAAATCACTTTAATTTTGGTTTTATGAACCATAAGGGGCAATTTCTTGATAGAGAAAAGGCATTGGATTATGCGATTAAAGAAGGATTGCTTGATCCACATTCGGCGCAGTATGGTGCATTAACATCAACTATGGAAACGCAATAATGCCATTAAAACGTGGAACATCAGATAAGACTCGTAGCCAAAATATAGCTAAAGAAGTTAATGCTGGAAAGCCACTAAAGCAAGCCGTAGCGATCGGCTATTCGCAGCAACGTGAAGCTGAGAAAAAGAAGCGTAAGAAGAAATCGAAATAGGAATATAAAATAATGCAACACGATCAGCATGTTTGGTATTATCGTCGCCATATAATGCTACATAATATGAATTTTCAATATTATATGGGAAGAATGCTTCGAACGGTTAATGTGATTGGAAATTGAAAATGAAATCAAATTTGCCCACACTATTAGGTCAGCAAGATTTTATGTCTAGCAATTGGGATATAGTGAAGTCTGCTAGATTAGAGCCATTAACTAATGAACAGATTGAATATAATAAAAGATATTCATCTATCTCAATGAGAAAGATTACTGAATATTGTCCTAAGCAAGACTATATAAATTATGATGATGTTTTTAAATTAGCTAATGCTAAAATAGACCAAATTTTGCGTGTCAGACTTCCTGGTGATTTTAAATTCACAGATAGAATTAAGCTATGAATCTTACCAAAAACCTAATCACCCCCCAATCGCTTTTAATAGAGAAGACTGCGCTTGAATTGGCCGCTGTATTTTATGAGGCTGGTCGTTCAAGCGGGCTTACTTCTAAACATAAAGACGCTCGCGCATTCGCTAAAGCTAATGTGGAGAAATTTATCCCAAAAGCGGTTGAACTTTTAATGGATATTTTAGCTAAAGATAGTACACCACAAG